CAATGGACAAACACAAGGACGAAATTGCCAAGAAAATTCGGAAAGGCGCCAGCGTCTTGCGATCCTCCAAACGCCTGAACCAAATTCTCCAGCGAAAATACGATTATTACGCCTATGAATTGGGCAAAATGGCCCAAGATGCGGACATCAAACAGTCACCTCACGCGAATCTGCGCGATCGAATTCTTGGACAGGACGATTTTGTAAAACGTCAATCGAACATTATTCAATTCGTAGCCCTGTTTTGCCGCGATCCCGTGGATGATTGGGGAGAAAATATGTTTTGGTATTATTGCAACGACAGCAATGTCCCACTTTTGCCCAGCTTTTTATTACAGTTGGCCCAAGCCTTTGTCTCCAATACCTATAGTAAAAAGCTGAGCGAGATTTGTCGAATTCGAGGACAAGTCGAAGACAATCGCATCGTCGACAAGTACAGTGGATACACCATCCGATTCATTGATTTTGTCGATGAACAGGGATACGATGAAGCCGGGTTCAAAGTCATTACTGGAGATGTGATGGAAAAAGATGCAGGAGAGGCATTTTTAGAAGTCGTTGCCAAGAACGGCGAGCAAAAACGCCGCATTTTTGAAAATGAAACCTCCGAGAAAATCTTCGCCATTTACAAATCCATTTCCTCGACCTTGGGATTGCCCTTGGACAGTATTGAAGATTTCGTTTTGCAAAGTGCGAATGAAGTGATCCGCGTCGATGTCAAATCCAAGGAAAAGTATGAACTGGATAGTGAGATGGCAGAAAAACAGAACAAAAAACGTCCGCCACCCTATGAAATGTATTACAATAAATCGATGATTCTCATCGTTTCCGGAATCATATTAGTGGGTATTCAAACTGCCATTCCCCCTTTCAAAATCCACAAGACCAATCCCGGGTGTGCGCGATCCTTCCGCGGATTCCCCGAAAATGGAGGTTCTTCCGAAGATCTCTCTGGGTTGCAGTACTTGGCCTGCGTCATTAACAAACTGAAAAACACATTTTCACCTTGGAATTCGATCAAACCCATTCCATTACCCATCCTGACCGAACAATTGCGCAAAACAATCGAACTCACCATCGTGAAACGATCCGTCTTTATGGAATTGTACGCGAAAAAACGAGAATACAATGTTTTGTTTCCAGAGTTGGAGGTCCCCGAAAATGTGGCCTTGCAAAAATGGTTGCACTTTATGCCGCCACTAATCAAGTACGACGTCAGCAAAAAGTTGCGCGGACTTTCTGCACAGTTCAAACAGGAGCTGGACGAAACGCAGCGTACGAGTACATCGAAACAGCGAGAAGTGATATCCATCTACAAATCCAAATGCGCACTCTTCGGTACGAGCATCATTCAACAAATCAATGCAATCGTATCGGCAAAAGACATTGTTTTGAGAACCGCCTCCAATCTTGGATTTCTCGAAAACGCCTGTTGCAATGATCGGAACTCTTTGCGAGCATTGGACTATTTCATTGAAGAAGACAAGAACATTGCCGTTCACGCAAAAATGGTGGAGGGCTGGGAAAAGGTATTGCACGAAGTGAACGGACGCTCACGTGCACCCTATTTGTTTCACTCGCAGAACACACGTATCCAGTATCCGCCGATACACAAGGAACACACCGATGCAAATATTTACACCACGTTTATTCATTATCTCAACTTGGACAAGGATCTACCGATTCCCGAACCAATGCGCGCATTTATGACCGAAAAACCCCACGGATATCAATCGCACTGGAACTTGCTGGAAAAGATGGAGTTTTTGAAAACCCACGGCAAACGTTTTACTTTGGGTCAGTTGCATCAACTGATGCACATTGTCCACGAGCAAAACGTCGTCGATCTCAATCTTCGCAAAGTCCAAGGTTCGGCCGTTGACGCTCTACGTGATTTACTACAATATTTCGATGACCACTATGGAATGAACGATGCCGGTTTGGACTATGAGTTCCGTCTGCGGTTGCAGGCGGTTTTGGACAAATACGATCCGAGTGCAATGGTTTCCGCGGTCAACGACGAAACTACCAAGCTAAACAAATGGCTCATTCTCTCCAATGAGGAATATCTGGATCGATTAGGGGACTTCTTGGACAAACACGGAAACCTTTCGCGGACGGCTTTCCGTCAATTGCAGGAACTTTTGGCGAATATTCATATGTGGAACTTGGATCCTACCCGAAATGAAAACGAAATCCCGGCCGCGGGAACCAACGAAACCTCAATGTATACGGTTTTGCAGTTTATGAAGAATTCCATCTATTATATGACGCGTGTCTATCCCGAAATGATTTGCAATAACCACATAAACAGTGATATTGTACATAAACATTGGGACCTTTCACCCAACCATAACAAAGACATTTCCCTCTTTCTGAAAAAATATTATGAACCACTGAAAAAATTCAAACACAACGAAGTCTTGCAACGCGTTTTGCGCGATTTGCAACAGAATATGGCCGACTTGTACTTGTTTATACAACATCTCCCCGCGTTTACACCTATTCATAAAGCGTCGGGAGAAGGATCGCAGACGTTTTACTCACTCTTTGACAAACGTACACTCTATTTGATTTATACGAATCTATGGTACTCGGTCCTCTACAAATATGTAGAAGCCACGGAAAATCCAGATTACATTCAGCTAGATATTTTGAAACGTCGTGACGATCAACGCGAATTGATTCGTAATGAAAAAGACCCTCTTGCAATTCAACCATCCATCGCAAAATATCAAAATGACCAAGAAGCGGAATATGCCGAAGATATTATGGAGATGCAAATCGTTTCGGGCGATCAAAAGGTTTTCCAGTCCCAAGTGGCGGAAATGATTCTGGCCTTCTTGGACATCGACGATAAAAACAAAAAAGCCTTGGATGTTTCTTATGAAGAATTGGAAAAACGAATCGTTCGATCCAAGATTCGCGAGAAGAAAATGATTACCGATTATTTGCGAGATATGGAACGCGACGAACGCCGCGTTGAGGATGAGATGAAAAAGGTGAAGTTGGGCCGATGGAATGTCGGATTGCGAGCCGGTTTAGTCAAATATGACAAGGAACGTTACGAAGAAGAACGCCAAGAATTATTCCAACAGTTGACAAACCGCATTGACGTGGAAGAAGAAAACATACCGATTCATCGCGACATTGATGAATTAGAACGGGAAAAAATGAACGAGGACTATGACCAAGAAGGCGAAAATATCCAAGGTTTGGACGAGGACTATCGGGATGGTGTATACTACGAAGATGATCGCGATGATGATGCCGATTACGAATAAAATGGACCGCAATCTCTAGACCTACGTAGAACTTCTATACTATAAAATCTAGTGAATTTATAGTATGCAACAACAAATCATTCTTTATATTCGCAGAAACAAAGTAAATGCGGCCATTTTGCTGTTCTTGATTCTGTTTTTCATTTATCATTCGATCAAACCGAGTATCACGTATGGAAATAGGGGCGAATTCCGACCTTTTGGCGTTGGCTACAAAAACAAAACAGTAGTTCCAATGTGGTTTGTGGCAATTATTTTAGCCATTTTATCTTACATCGCTGTTTCTATGCTATAAGCGATAAGCGATAAGCGATAACATTATCTATCTAGAAAGATAATGTTTTGCTGTGTTTGACGTGAAAACGAACGATATTATTACGAAATATGAAACTTTTGCACACGTGGAGCTTCACCAATCACTAAATCGCGCTCAAATGGACCCACCTCATATTGCACCAAGGTAGACACCGTCGTGTTCAAATCCTCACCTGGAGTCACTTCTACGTGATGAATCGCATATTTCATTGTTCGGATCGATTGAACCACCGGCAAGAGTTCATTTACATAGACCGACATCGCCTGGTGCAGTGCCTCGCGCACCCCCGTTTGTTCATATTCCTCTATCATTTTCCGCACAATTTCTTGTATACGATATTGCTCTTGCATTTTCCGCGAAAGATTGGTTTTACGTTCCACATTGTTGTAGACCGACGAGTATTTGTCAAACAATTCCTTGTAAAAATCACTCGTCGATTGATATTCCGCCAATTTTTGTTTGAACTCTTCGACCGCCTGTTTTTCACCGACATAGCCAAACAGTGCATCCATCTTTTGTTGAATCATATTCTGTTTTGAATCTGGCAATGTATCGGCTAAATGAATATCGATCAACTCTTCAAAATTAAAAATGTCGCCATTGAAGATCTGAATATTCAGTCCACACGGTTTTACAGTGTCTCCACAGTGCGCACTGTATTTCTTGTCCGCCGTACGAAACACGGATCCAACCGACCGATTGCATCCCACACATTTGCCTTGGACTTCGCGCGCCCGTTTCTTTCCCAATTTCCCCTTGCCCGCCTTTTCAAAGGCAACACGTTTGGCTTTCAAGAGTTTGGTTTCATAATCGTCTTTGAGACGGAAAAATTCTTGAATGCTTTCTAAATAATGAAACTTTTGATCCGATTTCTTGGCCGGCGTTTTCGCATTCTCAATCACAATATCATTGTCCATCTCGAAATCGTCCAAGGACGCGGGGACGTGTTCCAACATCAAAAGGGGGTTTTGCGAACAATGAAGCCGTTTCAAATCGGGACACGTACTCAGATTCAATCGTTTGAGATCATTGTTTTCACATTCCAAGTCTTTCAGGGTCGCCGGTAAATGGACCAAGGTCGCCAATGAATTGTTGGAAATGTGCAAAACCTCTAGTTTAGGTAGATTCTTGGCATCGAATTTCGTAATATGATTGTTGGATAGATTGACCGATTCCAAGGTAGTGGGGAGGTCGATATCGACCAAGAGCTGGTTTTGACAATCTAGATGAGTGATTCCTTCGGGAATGTTGCGCAGGGCCGTAACCTGGCCCTCTTGTTCGAAGAATATCTGTTTGACTTGTTTGTATCCGCGATCTTTTAGAATGGAAAAATCCACATCTCCGTGCAGAGGTAAGTCGATCCGTAATTCGGCGGTGGACGAAGCATCCAAGGATTGCAAGATACTTTCTAAATTGGATTGGGCCGTATTATTGGTTGTCAGTACTTCTTCGCGTTTTTGTTCAATGGTATTCATTCGTATGAATGGCGGTTTAACTCCCTATTATACAATGCGCCCATTTTTTATTACAAAAGTGTTCGCAAAGCATTGTTTGTATTTCGTATAGGCATCTGCATATTTTGCGATTCGGCTTGGTAAAACCTGATCTTGGACAAAACATACTCTTGATCACGCAACATCTTGGCGCGAACCTCTTCTTCCGACGGCTTTTTGCGATAACAACAATAGAGTGTCCAACCCACAATAACTAGAAAGGCGATGAATATGCCTACATTGAGTGCAGTAGAATAGGTTTTGATGCGTACGTGATGACAGCTTTTCAATGTATCATACATAAAATGGCTCATCCCATTTTCAATCAAACGTGGCGGGTCCATAGAGTCCAAGTTTGTATTTCGTCCACAAAAAAACCCATTGCTACAAACGGATGACACCTCGTCAAAATGTATGTTTTGCGATTATTACAAGGCAAAAATAGATGCGCATTGTATATACGAATATGACTAAAACAAATGGCGATACAATACCGAAACAAACACCCATTCCAACACCCACCACGGATCCAGGACAAACCAAAACTCAAAAATTATATTCGATTAGTTACGGAGTCATTCTATTGTGTGTGTTGTACGCCGCCCCTCTTGGCTTGATCTATTATTTTACCCATTACCAAAATCACACGCTGTTTTCTGGATGGATGATCTTTTTTTTCACACTGATGTTGATCTACATCTGCAATTTGTTGTTTTATCGTGTGGCAGTAATGAATGATACAACCGCACAGATTGACAAAATCACTTCGTCCACTGCTGGCTATGTATTTGGTATAACATTGATGGCTCATTTCATAGTAAGTTTTACTCTTTTTGTCATCACTGTCTATCCAGGATTGATAGAAGTCTTTGAAAATACGGTTGGATTGTGGGGAGCCAGTTTTTGGGGATTGAAACGTTTAGCCAATGAAATATTTCATAGTCCAGTGATGGAGGTCATCAAAGATAATGTCGTCGACTCGAACGTTTTCAACTATGGATTCTTGATTGGACAGTTCAATCGCGAAAACGTAGATGAATTGATCAAGGCATCCCAAAAATGCGATGAAAAAGAAACGCCCTTTATGCTCGATTTCCAATTGCGTTTTACAACACAGGAACAAGTACATAAGTTGAAAGAATTGGTCAATATGAAACACAGTTTAGGCCATTTTACGTGGATTTATTTATCCTCTGTGGTAACCTTGTTTGTAAGTATGATTGCACTTTTGCAAAACTAATGTTTGACGTTCTCTGTAGTACCTATCGAGATTGATGCGTCTATTCGGGATTTTCTTACTTTGATGCCAAAAAATGTTTGTGTTATATATAAAGATGGCAGACAAACGAAAACGTTGTCCAGATTGCTGCTACAAAGACTACAGTCCGACGTATATGAGAAGTGAGTGGATTTGTGATCGATGCGGGTTTTGGAGTCCAAACTATATTATGATGCCTGATAACTTGGATAAGTGCTATACGTATGCAGATAGTATACGTACGGAAATACAGGCTATGCGTGAGCGTGAGGGTATTATACGTAAGGGGGGCACACGAAAAATAAAACGCGGTAAACGCCAAAGTAGAAAATCATCAAAAAATAAAAGAAGGTCCTCTCGTCGCACTAATTGATAGATTGTACATTCAGGAGTTTACAAACGCCAATTATTTATAGATATTTTTATAAATAATCATTTATACATTTTGGTTAGTGTCTTCATTTTGGCTACAAAACCGCAGATAGACCATTTTATAGTACGTATATATTATTCAAGTATATTTTTGAAGTTTATCCACGAATAGAGATTGACTTCTCTCGGTCCAAAATGGACCTAGAGAATAAAGGAGAACCGACTAAAACCAAGGCTTTAGCTCCAACTGTTTATAAACGCGGTCGTGATGTTGGGGTAGTTCCAAGGGAACCACCAAGGTACTTTGATCCTGCAAATATTTCATATATCCCATCAACTCACCATATACAGAAGGAACGATATAATCCCAAACGGTCTGATTCAATCGTTCCACTTCTTTCGTGATGTCTTTAGTCGTATGGTTTGCATATTGCATATACATCGTGCGCATAACGTTTTTCAAAACATCAATGTTTTGCGGAGGAATCACGTATTCATTGTTTGAGCGTGCGTAGACCCCCGCACGTATCCCGTTTTGCAAAATCTGGACATTTTCCTTGGAGAAAAAGACGTTGGATAACCGATTGTTTTCCCATTCACCCGTCAATGCTTCTCTGTACTCGGTCGCCTTATTTTTAACAGCAATACGTTCATACATTTGAAACCGAGCATCGGGATTGGGAGATTCGATAATTTGAACACGACCGTTGTATTTTGGAAGAATGGACGGCGGACGGTCCGACGGATGAAGATTGAGTTTTGTATTCATATTCGATTCACTGGACAGTGTTTTATATAGTATGTATTCAGATAAAATTCATTCATCCAACACGTTGATTATATTTCTAGTTAGTATATAAGAGTTTACAAACACCACCACGAAAAATGGATTATTTTCGACTCATCGTATTGTCCGTCGCCATTATTGTATTGGTATTGATATTAACCGTCATTGGCCTCATTTTAGCAAAACAGAATTCAAACAAAATCTACCCACCCGAATACACCGATTGTCCCGATTATTGGGTATTCAATACGGATAATAGTATGTGCAAAGTGCCATCTTACGGATTGACAACATCCCTAAATGTGGGTGGCATTTATGATAATACGGGAAAGTTATTGTTGAATAATTCAAATACATCGGGATTCAAACGGGACGCAAGTAATAATGTATACATCGATTTCAAAGACAGCTCCTGGGGTGGCGTATGTAGTATGAAAAAGTGGAGCAACAATAACGGCATCGTTTGGGACGGGGTTTCCAATTTCAATACGTGTTGATACATCCAATCACACCTTTGTCTAGTTGTACCATCCATCTAGACAAACCAGTCGATTATATCTCTTTTGCTCGAATATAAGAAAACATCCGATAATCCGTCTGGAAAGCGCCCCATTTCGTCGCCTCCAATAATTCTTGGAATTCCTTGTCATTGATCCGTTTGACCCATCGTTCGCCCTCTTTACGCGATTCTACTGGAATGGCAAACGTCAATTGCGACATTCCGTATTCTCCACGATAGTCATTGTAGGGATACTGTTTTTCGTTAAAGTTTAACAATACTTTGGAAACCCCAAACTGTTTTCGCGTCTTGTTTTTCGCATATCGCAATTGCAAACCCTTTTGCGTAATGCCGTGAACAATCGGAAATCGGAACTTTTGCGTCTTTCTCTTGGACAATTTTCGCGCATCATATTCCGAAGCACTAAACAAGATCGGAATACCCGCTTCTTTAGTGACCAACCATTTCCGAAATGTTTTGTAGGCAAAATTGGGCAAAAACGGATATTTACGAACATCGACGTCCATCTCTTCGCCCTTTTCGTCCACAATGCGTGTCTTTTTATTATCCATACACGGGCCAGTGCGAACCACATAGACATCAAACCGAGTTTGAGCATTCAATAATTCAATTCCGCGTGCCTTGCCATAGATGTGCAAATACAAAAGCTGGTTTTGCCGAGTCATCAAATTGTAGAGCGGGTGTTCCGGTCTACGCCACCCCGCGGGTGTAATCAACCCCAAATATCCTCCCGGATGCAACAGGGGTTTGCCCAAGATGAATTGGACAAACCGGTTCCACAGCGTTCGATTTCCCACCGATCCCTTGTAAGATTGCTGTTTGGCTGTTTGAAAGGGCGGATTTCCGACGATGACATCGAATCCGTTGTCCGATACCGGTCTCAAATCCCGTTTCCACTTGTCCGATTGGTCCAAGAAATTGGCCAAGGAGATGTTGGCCCGTTGACCAAACAATTTCCGGAGAGAAGATACGTTTTGCGGATTCAGCTCGACCATATACAACATCTTTTGCAAAATGTGGGTTTTTCGTTCTGTGGGAGAAGAAATCACATTGGCTAAACCTTTCATCAATCTCGCATAAATCAGTCCGGGAAACTGGCCAATCCCAGCGGCGGGATCGAGCCATTTCAAATTCGGTTGCGACCAAATCTCTTTTGGTAAATGGTCCAAGATCTCATTCACCAGAGACGATGGTGTAAAGACTTCGCCATACATATTCTTCTCTTCTTCGCGAATATTCAAATGATCGTCAAAATATCGTATGATTTCATCCTCCGTCAAACTATGAATCGATGGTATTTTGATTTCAATCATCCTATAACTGTTATATGTCCAGATTTTTCGTGAACCCCGACGTCACGTCCAAGAACAAGAAATGAAATCCAACCACTCTATAAAGTAAATAATAATAAATACAAATGTGTGGAATTGTCGGATATTTAGGAAATACGCCCTTTCACGAAAACATATTACAAGGACTGGCTCTTTTGCAAAATCGCGGGTACGATTCCGTCGGCGTCTGTTCGATTCATCAGAACCAATTGGTTTCAATCAAATACGCTTCTACACAAACCAATGATGCATTGAAACGCGTGGAAGAATCGGTTTTGCAAAACCCCGATCTTTGTGAATCGACCGTTGGCATCGGACATACGCGATGGGCTACCCACGGTGGAAAGACCCAAGTCAATGCACACCCCCATTTTGATCAGTCAAACACCATTGCCATCGTACACAACGGAATCATCGAGAATTTCCAAGAACGGAAAGACGAATTGCTTTTGCAAAATGCCGCATTTCGATCGCAAACTGACACCGAAGTCATCGCCGTGATGATCGGCCAATACCTGGAAACCGGATATTCAGTAAGAGAGGCAATACAAATCACAGTGAACCGTCTTTCCGGAACGTGGGCCTTGGTCCTTTTACACAAAGACTATCCCCATAAAATGTGGATTACAAGGAACGGATCGCCCCTTTTGCTCGGAATGAGCGACGATTTTGTAATGGTGGTTTCCGAACAGATTGCCTTTGGCAATTATATTCAAAAATACGTGGTCTTGGAAAATCACGACATCGTGGAAATCACGTGTACCGAAAATGGAAGCATTCAGTTTGACCAAAGTGTTCAAAAGTACGAAGTCAAAGAAAAATGCAAAACCATCATTGAATATACGCCCGCTCATCATAAACATTGGATGATCAAAGAGATTGTAGAACAACCGGAAACCGTCAATCGCGCTCTAAATAACGGCGGCCGTATTTCCCTCCAAAACATCGTAAAATTGGGCGGACTGGATGCCAATAAACAACGTTTATCTGAATTGGACCATTTGATTTTACTGGGATGCGGAACCTCGTATCACGCCGGACTGTGGGCCTTGGATAGTTTCAAAACCCTGGATGTGTTTCAAACGATTTCCGTCTATGATGGCGCCGAATTCACCGCTAAAGATTTGCCGCGTCAGGGCAAAACGGGATTGGTTTTGCTTTCCCAATCGGGTGAAACCAAAGACTTGCATCGATGTATCCAGATTGCAAAAGAGTGCCATTTTTGCACGTTGTGCACAATTGGAGTGGTCAATGTGGTGGATTCACTCATTGCGCGCGAGACCGATTGCGGAGTTTATTTGAACGCGGGTCGCGAAGTTGCAGTAGCATCGACCAAATCATTTACCAATCAATGTGTGGTTTTGACATTGATCGCCGTTTGGTTTTCCCAGTTACGCGACACAAAAAACCATATGCAATCCAAACGCACACGGATCATCAACGACTTGCGCAATTTATCGTTTCATATTCAACGTGTAATAGACAACGCACAAGTGATCCAAGAAGTCGCCAAACATTTATCGCAAACGATCCATTCGTCAATGTTTTTGTTGGGCAAAGGCCAAGAAGAAGCCATCGCGAAAGAGGGCGCGTTGAAATTGAAAGAGGTCGCCTATATTCACGCCGAAGGATACTCGAGTTCGGCGTTGAAACACGGACCTTTTGCTTTGATTACCCCGGGATTACCGATTGTTTTGCTAGATATCAACGAAATCCATCGCGACAAAATACAAAACGCTTATCAGGAAGTGATGGCACGCGAAGCGTATGTTTTGCGAATTTCCGATGACCATCGTCACAACCTCGATGAAGGACCCTCTTCGATCCTTTTGGTGGACAAGAATCCAACGTTTGGTGGAATCTTGGCAAATGTATGTGTTCAATTGCTGAGTTATTATATTGCCGTGGAAAAAGGATACAATCCCGATTTTCCTAGGAACTTGGCCAAGGTGGTCACGGTAGAGTAACTAAGGGAGACCAAGGTTCTGGCCGCCCAAGGGGGTGGCCTTATAACCTCGGTTTCCCTTACCATTTGATCAAGTAATTCACCACCAAATAGGGCTGCATCACGCTAAAGCTATTTCCACCACCTGTACTGTTCACTGTAATTGAGTGATTATGTGACCCAGCAGAAGAGGTTGGGATATCTTGTGGTGTATGTGCCCAACTGCCATCTGCTTTTCTAAAGTAAAATCCATTGTCAAAATCACTATTTGCACCTATACCATAAACACCTCCATTGGGTTTGTAACCACTGTATTCGGCAAAATACGCATCTTGGTAATTATGTTGATGATCTCCCACTGTATTTGAAGATGCCGTGTGATTGTGTGAAGGTAATTCAGGAACAGTCAATGTATGCGTTTCCGAACCATTTTTGCCAGCTAAACCGTAGGTTGTACCCGAACCGTTGAGCTGACCACATCCAAGAGGAATGCGACCGCGAAGATCCGGCAAAACGAAATTGTTCAAATCACCGCCATAGGTTGTTCCTAAAATAGACCACAACGTGGAATAAGTAGTTTTGCTTACAGGTTGACCTTGGCATAATAACCATCCTCCAGGAGCAGAACTTCCCGCATATTGAACAATGGTTCCGGTGGGAATAAGGAGGTTTTGGTTGATGTAGACATTTCCAGATAATTCAATGTCGGTTGTATTAATTGTCACAGTATTGATTGTCGTAGCATTTAATGATTGGTCAACAATAATGGATCCTGTGATGTGAAGATCTTGGGGGAATTGCATAATTCCATTGTTTGACGAATATACGCTGGGCATTCTATAGTATATTATACTAAATAAAAATATACAAAAAATAAATGTTTTGCTGAAAAATCGGTTGACGTACCAAGAAATCGACCAATATTTATTCCCTCCTCTTCTCAATAATGAATATGGCATCGTCTTCCTTGTGGATTACGTATAGCGCAATGATATCGGATACACCCCTCTTCATTCGCGGATCCTCCGATTTGGTCTTATTTACTATTTCAACGACCTATATAATGTGCAATCGACTCAACTTGAACAAAATACAACCCGATGTTATTGTTGTCTGAA